TTAATTCTTATTATTGTTAGGTCGCCTTTTGTTTGTTTTGTTACGACTTTTTTTTTACCACTATTAGTAACTTGATTTCTCATGTTAGTTCTTGAAATTGTCATCGATACCTCGCTGTTTTTTTTGCTATGCTTTTTGGTTGCTTAACAAATTGTTTACCTTTTTTATTTCCTTTAGCTTTAGCTTTGTTAGTTGCAGCTTTTTCAGAAGCAGATAAAGATTTCCATGCTTTATCTGGTAGATATCTTTTCTTGCCTTTGCTGGGCTTACCATCAGAAGTACGCCACTTTTGTTTTCCCCAGTTTTTCAGAGATCGTTGTGATTTCTTTAAGGGCATTACTTACCAACTTTCTTTAAAGCTTTTTTATGAGCATTACCAAACTTAACGCCTGTTTTCATAGATTTTACCATTTCATCCATGTGTTTTTTTGTATGATGCTTGCTATGTTTTTCTAAAGTTTCTCTTTGTCGTCTATTCAGTTTCATCTGTTTCTACTCCTTCACTATATAAATTGTTAAATGTAATCGTAGGATCAAGATAACTTTCGTGTCCTTCTGCTGAATGAATATGCTGAGAAGGTCTAAAGTCTGGTGGACCATTTCCTGTTTCCCATAGTGCAGGACTTGTAGCTCTTACTCTGTTATTAGGTAAAGCTACTACGTTTCCTTTCCATTCACAATCTTCAGTAATATAAATTACATGTGATTGTTTATGTTGTGCAGGACAATCAGCTATCTCATTATCAGTATAGTCTACTGTAAATAAATATTTGCCCTGATATTGTTCATTATTAATTTTACAAAGCCAAGGACTAGAGCTAACTCTATCCATAATAACAACAGAGTGATCTCTAGACTCACAGTCCCAAGGTTGAGCTAAATGATCTGGCATAGGCATTGCCCATTCTTCTACTGGTATGTCTGCAACTAATGCTTGTATAGGCATCCTAGCCCACATAGCACCACCATGTATATTAGGAGAATCGTCATCATCTGCTTCGCAACCAGTAAACACTACTTGAAAACTCAAAGACCTATCAGGGATAGTATTTACAGCTATAGCTAATGCGTGTAAGTATTCTCCGTGACCATGTTGATGATTAGTTGTAAATTCTTTTCTAACCCAACATTTAAAATGCGGAATATTACTCAATAGATAAGCCATAGTTATAAATTATTTTTTCTTTTTAGTTTTTGTTTTTGTTGTCTTTTCTTCTCTAATTAAATTCATAACATAAAACATACCTGTATCATACCAAGCACGTTTATATTTTTTTATTAGCAATATTGCAACTGCAAGTATTACTAAAATACTTATTAGTATTTCCATTATTTGTATCCTCCGCCTTTTGCTTTATATTGTTTAGCTAGCATTTGAGCTTTACGTGCTGACCATTGACCAGCATTACCGCCTTTGCTACCTGACTTTATTCTATTAAATAAATTCTTACGCATAGTGGGTTTGGTATAATTACCAGCTTTATTAACTGTTGACTTTGTTCTTTTAGCTTTACTCACCATTTCACCTTGTCTGCCCAATAAGCTGCTGACATTTTGCCACGCTTAATATTTTTTGCATGTCTAGCTTTAAAAGATTTTCTTTTAGCTTTCATTCTAGCTGACTCACCTGCTTTAGGTTTACCCGCTGTCGATGCACCTTTCTGTCCAAACCTAATAGTCTTTACCTTGCTGCCTTCTTTAGCAACAACTATATGAGATTTTTTAGGATGGCTAGGAGTTCTTTTGGGTTTATTATACCCACTAACTCCAGCACGTTTAAGCCTTGAATCCTTTGTACTTCTAGCCATGCAAAATATATAACTGGTTATTTATTCTTTTTCATTGCAGGTCCTGTCATCCCGCCACCAAACATACGCTTCACATAGTCTTGATAACCTTCTGTATTAGTATTTGTAGCACCGCCACTTTTCATATACTTTTTCATTTTACCACCACCTGCCATGTATTTAGATTTTGTTTTACCGCCACCTGCCATGTATTTTTTATTTTTTTTAGCATCCATAATTGCCCTCGTTATTTTTTAGCTTTAGAAGTTTTCTTCTTTGCTGTTGTTTTTTTAGCCTTCTTAGGTGCTTTACCGCTTACATAAGCTTCGTTAATTTCTGGAGTTGAAGGATCATCAGCAACAAGTTGACCTTTGCCATTTCTTGCTCTCGCACCATTCATCTCAGCACATATACGTTCTGCATCTTCTAGATCATCTGGTCCAAATACAGATTTATAAATGCCATCGTCATCTAATTTTAAAACTTTGTATTGAGGTGGAAATTCTCCAGTCTCAGATATTACATATTGCTTTGCCATATATATCTCCTTTAATCAGAATAAACTTTAGTCATTTCTAAAGTTATAGAATAAGTATCACCCGAAGAGTGACCTTTAGTTGTAAATAAAATGTCGCCATTTTTACCATCGCCTGCATTATTTGGAAGTCCACCAAAACTACTAAAGTCTATATGTCCATTACTACTTTCAGCAAGCTCTGCTAATAAAACATTAGCAGTAGCATTTAAAAATAATTGCACGGACATACCAACTACAGCGTGACTTATTCTGTTTACTCTTACTTCAGAACAAGCCCCACCATTAGCACTAGCAGTTAAAGCAGAAACATCTACTTTAGCTACATCTGACTCTCCAGAGCCATCGCTTACATTGGTAAATTTCATAACACAGTTCTTTTCACCATCAATGATAGTTTGAGTTGTTACTGCATCTGCCATAATTTACTCCTTATGATGCTGCATCAAAGCCAATAATTTCAATTAAGAAACGACCTGCTGTGTAAGCTGCGTGACCTGTACCTTGACCTACAAGATATAAGAACTGGTTTGCAACAATGTCTCCACCTGCTACCACAGTACCTGCTGAAGCTGTACCTGCATTTATAATTTGTGTTTCTGTTAAAGTTCCAATTGCTACGTCATTAACACCTGTGCCTTCGGTAGCAGAAAATAAATCTATATCTGCACCACCGCCTGCAGGGGTTTCTAGACATGTCATTGTAACTCCAAAAACAGTACCTTGGTTTGCAGTAGTAACTTGACCGATGTATGCAACGCCTGCTCCATCTTTCCCAATAATATCACCTGCTGTGCCACCATCTCTTGTGCCTGTCAAATCAATCATAATTTTTGTTTTAACAATATTTACATTTGTATCTGTATCGCTTTTAAGACGTTCTACTTGTGTTACATAAACTGCTGCTGTGCCTTCTATACCTGCACTGCCTACAGCTTCTACTGACATTTTACTGCCACTAGTAATTGTTATAGCTCCAGTTGAAGCGTTTTTTGAAATAGTTTCAAATCCATTTTCGGACCTTACTGGTCCACTAAAAGTTGTTTTCGCCATATTAAGTCTCCTTAATTAAATCTATCGTCTTGGCAAGTCTGCTAGGACAGTCGATAGATAGTTTAAAAATAATCCTAGAAATAGAAAAAGGGAAGCCGAAGCTTCCCTTAATTCTATCTATTAACTAGACCCCGGACTTCCGAAGATACCTAGTGGATCAGATACTCCAAAGGAATATCTTTCTCTAGCTTTGTATCTAACGTTGCCAGTATCAAAGTCACCATCCATGCTAGTAGTCATAGGACTTCTAACAAAATGCTTCATGCCATCAGGAATATCTGTGGTTATGAAGAATGAGTTGGTGTCAGTTAGATAATTGTTAACGACAAAACCTTGTGGAATTACTCCATTAGTTTTGATAGCGTTAATGTCATTATCCGCTGTACCGACTCTATAGTCACTCTGTAACAATCTAGTTGCTACGAACTGAAGGTCAGAAGGTATTATTAACTTCTGAGGTCTTGCAGCTATTTTAAGACCACGCTCATCAGTGTATTTACCGATTTGAATTACCGCATCTTCTAAAGATGTTTCGTTCAAGTCTGCACCGACAGCAGGTCTGTTTGAGTTAGTTGCACCATTAACAAGTGGGTGAGCTGTGCTAAATAAATTAACACCATCTCCACTATTAAAAGAACTGAATCCATTGTTTAACAATGAAGCAGCTTTTACTTGTTTCGTGTACGCCATTGCACGAGCTAATGCTTTGGTATATCTAGCAGAAAGCGAGACATAGAGGTTATCCTCCATGGCTTCTTCTGTTATAGCATATCCCATAGCTATTGTTTCGTGAGTGTATCTAGCGACATAAGACTCTTGCGCTGTATCATAACTGATAGCAGAACCCTCGTCTTTTACTGGAGCAGCACCGAAACCTGATAACTTAAGCTCTTCCTCGAATGATCTCTCGGAGTTCTCAGTTGCATAAATTTCTTCATGCTGATTTTCGTGCATCGTATACTCTTCGCCAAATAGGGCATTTAATCCCGGCAGGAGCTGTTTAAGCTCATTTGCTCTTGATATTGCAGCCATAATTTATTCTCCTTAACCGATACCGGTTGTGTTGAGGAGCTGGTGTCCTACGTTAAACATTACTAGTACGTCAGTAAAACCATCACCTATAGCACTGTCAGGTCCATCGACAAAGTCAATGATCTTAAGTGGTAAAGTGGCGGTAGTAGCTGCTGTACTCCCATCGACAGCATTTTTGCTTGTGCCAATCAAAGTTGATCCTGCAGTCTGTACGACTCCTACGTTTTTCCCAAGATCATCTTGAGTCAACGCTTCGTCAGATTGCATTTGCATTACTATGAATGGGTCCGAACAAACGTATGCCATTATATCGCTAGCATTTGTAGATGCTGGATACTGTTGTGAAAAGGTACTTTGACCTGATGTTGGATCAGTATAAGAAACCCCTAGGAACACTCCAATAGGAGTCAAGGTAGATGTACCTGTATCCTTTTGAACTGTTGTATTAGGGTTATCATCCGCCCACTTAACAAAGTCACCATAAAAGATTGAAGTGCCATAGTTAGCCTTAATCGCATAATGTGTGATCTTTGAATTGTAAGGGGCTGAAATAATTGATCCAATCGGTCTAGCACCCATAGGTGTAGCTGTTGAAGCCATATTTTTTTAACTCCTTCTGTAATTATTAGTTACAGATTGTAATTATTATAAAAAGACTCTAAGAGTCTTTACCAAAAGTCGTTTTTGTTTTGCGTTCAAATACTTGTTTGGTAGCCATTCTACTGTCTTGGTCTTTAAAAAAGGTATTGTCTACAGCTTCGATTTGATCTTGTGCAATTTTATTAAAGTGTGCAGTTCTCGCGTCTGCATCTTCTTTAGGCATCTTGCATAAGAGTTGTCCGCCAATTTCAATATTACCTTTCTTCGCCCAATCAGATGCGTGATCCATCATATGTATCTGTAATTCTGGATGATCTTCCAAACGACATGGTTGCCATCCTTCGCGGAATCTTCTAGATACATTTGGATTATCAGAATTTCCAACTAAGGAAGTTCTAATCCATCTAAATACCCAACCATCTTGTAGGTCAGGATCAGGTAGGTTACCTTGGTTTTCCCAGTCTTTAACTCTCTGGGTAGCCTCTCGGCTATCTAATCCCCTAGGGGAACGCTCTTGGTTATCAGGAGACTCTACAGAGTTTTCCTCCACTTCATTTGTAGTGTTGTCTTTTTCTGTCATGCTTGCTCCTTTAATAATTGATTTGCATACTGCTCCGGACTAATTCCAAGTTGTCGAGCTATCTTAACTTGAGTCTGGGTCAGACGTACTTGCGAGGGTTTTTTTGAACCACTATCCCTCGATGTGGGTGCTACAACTGTTGAAGGTTGTCGCTTTGGAATTTCTCCTTGTATTTCTACAGGGGGAGTTACTCCGAAAAAGTTTGGATATTTATTACGCATTTCACTATCTATCTTTGCGTAATAAGTCTCTGCTTGTGTGCTTGGGTCAACACCTTGTTGTTTTAAGTTTTGATCTAGATACATAGCATAGCTTGTCATTTCTCTATGCGTAGAATCAGTTCCCATAAACCAAGGATTTTTATTTGCCCATGATTGTAAAGCTGGATCAGTAGGAGCTTTCACTTCTTCTTGAGGAATGTTTCTAACTATTTCCTCTTGCACATTTACTGCCATATTGCCTGCAGTTTGTTCAGCTAGCACTGCTTTAGATAAATTCTCTTGTGCTAAAGCCATTTGTTCTGGATCACCCGCTTCATATGCAGCCTTGTACATAGCCTGTGCATTTTGTTTTGCCCATAACGCATTGTTTGCTGCTTGCTTGTTTAATACTTCTCCACCTTGATCTACCATCGCTTGAAGTTTTTTATTCTCTGATAGTAAACTTTGTAGTCTTTGTACAGCTTCTGTTGATTCTCTTAAGGCTGATTCTTTAGCTCTACGTTCTTCGTGATACTCATATTTCAGTTTGTTAATTCTATCACCAGCTCTTTTGCTGTAGTCACCTATTTCTTGATCAACTGTTTCATCATTTGTTTCCGGCTCTAAAGATTCATCTCTAGGTGTTCTTCTGTCATCTTCAGGAGTATCATCTACTATTTCAACTGAAAGTTCTTTATCTATATCAGTTGCTATTTCTGTGGTCTGCCCAAAAAATTTATCTTCTTCAGAAGTTTTAGGTTCTGGAATATTAGGCTCTTCGTTTATTATCTCTGTTTCACTCATGCTCTTACCACTCCTGTAGGATCGTCTACTACTGCTTCCACAGTATCGTCATTAATTAAACGAAACTCTTGTCCATACATAACCATGCGTGTGCCAGAATAAGCTCTAAAGATAACCCAATCTCCTTTTTCACACCATGGTCCAGAAGCAAATCTCTTTGTATCGTTATATGCTTCAGGTCCTAATTCAAGAACATATCCGCAGATATTACCTACTTCTTCGTTCTTAATTGTTTGTGATGATTTGATAATGCCACCTTCTGTTTTTTCATCAGCTACTGGCATTGCAACTAAAATTTTCCAGCCTTTAGGTTGTGGTAAATGTTTTCTAGCTACTTCGTTAGGTTCTTTAACTTTATCTTTATCTGTCATATTTTTTGCACGACTTAAGGAGTCGAGTTCCTGTTAGCGAGAGTGTCTAACTATCCAGTCTTCCACTTCTCTTTCTGCGAGGTTTATACCCTCGATAATTCCACATAGCCTTTTGTATTCTTCGTGATCTTTAATCGTACCATTAGCTAAGTGGTCCTTATGATCAGCAATAATAGTTTTAAATTTACTTTTCAAAAAGTCTGAAAGTCCTAATTCTATAAACTCATCACTCATCTGTATTGAAAGTTTGAGCTATATCTTTTGCTATGTCAATACCTTGCTTGTATCTTTCTACTGTATTGCTATCTTCTCGCTCTTGAGCTTCTAGCAAATCACTAGCAACTTTCTGTCCAATGCTAGCTCCTGCTATTTCTTCTTGAGAGTTTATTCTCATTCTTTCTATCTCATCTCTGTTCTTAGCTTTCTCTGAATCTAATTGTATTCGTGCTGTATCAATAGCAATTTTTCTTTGTATGTCTGCTTCTTTAATTGCAACTTCTCTTTCTTTCATTTGAATTAATGGGTCTTGTTGCTGTGCGTTCATTCTTGCTTCTTCAGCTTTAGATTGAGATGTAATCGTAACTCGCTTGGCTGCTTCAGATACTAAATCAGATATACGTTTTTCCACATCAGCAGGAATAGGTTCTCCATCTGCAGGCAGTGGTATACCCATTTCTTCTTCCACTTGTTTTTTAAATTTCATTGTCAAGTGTTGATTCACATAAGAACTTGCGTTTGCCAAGATACTTGCAGCTGTTGGACTTGCTTGTATCTTCTCTGTAATCTCAGGATTCTGTTGAGCAGCTACAATAGTTTCTATATGAGCATCGTGATCTTGTGTAATAAATGCTTGTACTGGTACACCATTGATAAGATTCTGTACTGCAGTAACTGGATCAACTGGCTTGATGTCATCAGTGTTTGGAATAATGTCTTCTACATTTCTAATGCCTAGAGTCTCTAACATTTGTCTATGCAACTCTGGCATGTTATATATTTCTGGAGATGTTGCTGCTAACTGCATAGCAGCTTGGTATTGCATTATCCTTTGTGCCATAGTTGAAGCATTAGGATCAGACACTGGTAGTACATCTACTCTATCGTCAAAGTCTTCTGCTTTTATAAATTCTTCTTCATCCATTTCATATGGATAAGCTGGATCAGTAAAGTCTTTTACAATGCCAACCAATATATCAAATTCTTTTCTCATTGAAGCATGAAGCCTTGCTTGCACTGCAGACATTACTTTCATGTTTCTTTCTAATAAAGCTAGCGTTGTTCCTACAGGTGCTTGGTTGTTCATGTCAGATACCTTCATATCATTCATGCTAGCAAAGCGCCTTCCTTCTTCTACGATGTTTTGTAGTAATTGATACAAAGTTCCTGATGGTTCTTTATATGGTAAGAAACTTATATTATCTCTTATAGCTCCGCTAGGAACATCTACGTCTCTAAATTCTCCGGGCATGATAGGAGTATCATCACCTTTAATCCTTAGTCCTCTAGACTTTAGACCTCCGGGTAAATTAGACAATGTACCTGCATCAACTAACTGTCTTAAAATTGATGTTGCTGATTTAGCTAAACCACCAACCATGTGTATCAAACCAAAGCCATAGAATCCTAATCCGGGCAAGTATTGATAATGCACAAAGTGCATACGTCTTAATTTCTTAGGATCATCTTCATAATAATTTCTACGTATACTTAAGATGACTCCACTTGGATAATCTATTGATACAACATAAGGCAAAGCTATTCCGCTTTTGTTGCCGTCAATCATATCTTCATAGCCATCTAAATCTAGATTGACTTGCATTTCTAAAATAGTATGCCTGTCATCATAGTTGTAAGTATTTGATTCGCCTGTCATTTCATCGTACTTCTTGCGAATATCGGATTGATTATCTCCTGACTCAGGAATATCAATGTCACGATAGAACTTAGCTACTTGCATTTTACGAACATCGTTTGATGATTTACGCATTACATGCGTAGCTCGATCACAAGTTTCTAAATCACTTGCACCATAGTTAACGACTACATCTTCTGCTGGTACAAACAATGAACATGGTCTATCTAAATTAGGATCAAAGTAAACTTTACGAAAAGCAGAACCTGCTAATGGCAAAGAGAATAACATCTTCTCTGTCTCAGTTCTGTACTCAGACATTTGATGTGTTAATAAATAGTTTAAATAATCTTGAACTCTTTGTGCTTGCTTTGTTTTTTCTACAGTTTGTTTGCCTACAAGCTTTGTTCGCACTGGTCCTTGAGCAGGAAACATTTCAGCTATTGATTGCGATTGGAAACGTACAACAGCTTCACTTAGCATGGGGTGAAAGACTCCACATGCTCCTGCCCAAGGAGATGTTCTTTCTTCTATTTTTAAACCTAGTTGATCTAAGCCTTTGACATAAGACTCTTCCCACTCACTTCGAGATTCTTTGTCTGCTTCAAACTGTGCTATTAAGTCTTGACCCATTTCATTAAGGTCGGAATCAGAAATAAAATCTGCTAAGTTTGAATTAAAATCTTCTGTACCAATCTCAGCACTATCAGGATCAAAGTCTATGATCATGCCACCATCGTCAGTTTCTATCGATACTGAATCAGGATTCTCAATAGCTACAGTTACTTCTTCTGAAGCATCTTGTTCTATCGTACCCTCTATCGGTGTTGCCGGTTGCATAGTATTGTTTTCTATAGCCAAAACTTACCTCAATAATAATCAGCGACTTTGTTATGTTCTAAAGGCTCATCTTCTTCATCGCTAGGTAAAGGTATGAATCCGCCTTGTCTAAATCTTAATAAGGCTTGCGTACTGCTATCCACTAAGTCATCGTGTTCGACATTAGGAAAGCCAGCAAACTCTTCTACTACTTCTTCTGCCCATCTTGTTTCAGGACACCAGACTACTCCAGAAGCAAATAAGTCTGAGACAGCATTAACTCTTGATATCTTATCATTACCTCTGCTCGGTGTATATTCTTGTACAGGTATTCCAGCTGCTCTTAGTTCAAAGATCAAAGGCATACCTGCTGCTTTTGCTTCTACAATTAAAGCATCTGGTTTATATTCAGAGTGTTTCTCTGCTGCTTTAACTTTCAGATCAGGAAATTCTAATCTAGATTTATAAGCATCTAGTAATATTATATTTGGTGCAAGCATACCATCATCATTTTCTTTATAGAATACTCCCCATGTTGTACATGCAGAATAGTCTGCTCGTTGATTCTTCATAAAGGCGGTATCCCAAGACTGGATGACAAACTCGCAATCTGGTGGGTCTCTTTGATCCCAAGTCTGCCACCATTCTCTTTTAACCAACGCACCTTCTTCTGAGGTGGGGTCTTGCTGATACTGTGCTTGCCATTTACTATTAGGCAGTTCAGCACGTAACGCTTCTAATTCTTCTAGCTTCCAGAACTCAGACCATAAAGCTTTTCCTGAAGGCATGATGGCAGGTAGTTCAATAACCTCCCACTGATCTGCACCTCCTCGCTTTATGCTTGCATCAACTACTTGTCCAGTTAAATCTCGTTGATGCCATCTAGTCATTACTACAACGATAGAACCATTCGGTTGTAGACGTTGTCTTGGTCCAGATGTATACCACTCATAAGTCTTATTGAATACATTCACATCGGCTGAAGCACCTTCTTGCTCAGAATGAGGATCATCAATGATGAGGAGATCAGCACCTTTACCAGTTACCGCACCGCCAACACCTATCGCAAAGTATTCACCGCCCTTATTAGTATTCCAACGACCTGCTGCTTTACTGTCTGCTTGCAAGCTGACGTTTGGAAATACATCTTTGTAGTCGTTATTGTTTACTAAGTTTCTAACCTTACGACCAAAGCCGACAGCAAGTTCCGCAGTGTGTGCAGTCTGAATGATCTTCTTCTCAGGGTTTAGTCCTAAGAACCACGCAGGGAGCAAATAAGAAGCAAACTCACTCTTGGTATGTCTTGGTGGCATGTTAATAATTAAACGCTTCAGATCGCCTTTAACGACCTTCTCAAAAGCTTCAGCCATTATCTCGTGATGTTTACCATGAATAAAGGCTGTCCACATCTCACCCACAAACTCTAAGAAGTTATTCTGTGCGCCTTCACGCTTCTTAGCTGATTCCCATTCCTCTAAGAGATCAAGCATTTCAGCCTGCTCCGTAGGACCTAGGTTCTTTATTTGATTAAGTATTGAAGGATTCATAGTATGTACTTACTGATAACTAAATACTCCTTTAAAATCAACACCTTGTATAAACCAACTGGTACATACTTATCTGGTATTAACTATATAGTAGGTATATCTATTACAATATTCTACCATAATAGTACCCCTTCACATAAAATGTCAACATAAAAATTTATAATAATATGTGGGGGTCTAGGATTCCTACCCCTTTATATATGAAAAAATATATATATCGATTGCAGAAAGCTAGCAATAAAAGAACAAAGGGGGTGGGGTATGAAAACACAACATCAAATGTGTAGATCACTATGTATGTATGACAGGCAAGTTACCTAGATTTTCAAGGGGGTTGGGGGTCGCTCTAAAAAATAGATATGGTTTTATTTAGGGGACGGGTTTGATATTTCTATGATCTTGGAAAAGACGATTGGTTAAAAATTGTACTGGTTAAATTTTGTACTGGTCAATAATTGTACTGGTTACTTTTTGTACTGGTTAATATTTGATCAGTCTGACTGAGACTCCTCTAATAATTTTATGATCTTGTCTTCAATTTCTTCAGCTATCAATTCGCTATCCCTTTCTTTTCTCTCTTCAATAACGTCAGTAAACAATCCTATTGTTTTGCCAAGCAATTCAAGACTCCTAATCCTACTTGCATCTGACTCAGCATCGCGAGACTCTGCCATAAGTCTCTCCAGAACGTAGTTCTTTGTTCGTATGCCTGAAGCTACTGCACCCGTCTCTTTACGCTGTAAACCCCTCCTAATTGCTAGGTTAACTTTAGGGTTGCTGATCAGCTTGGAACAATCTACGTGGGCGTGTTTTGGTATTGCTCCTGTCTTAGTTCTAGCCACGTTGTATATCTTCATATAGCAATCTATCTGTGTATCTAACTTGCCCTTTACTATCTCGTCTACAAAAGCTCTCTGTTTGGCGGTCAAAATTTCGGGTCGGTCTTTAACTATTTTTAGTTCTGGTTTTTTCTTGTCTGTCATATGAATATTTTACTGGTTATGATTTCTTAATGTAATGACTGTAAATAGCTAGCAATCAGATAGCGTTTAGGTATAATTTCTACATGGACACGAAACAGCACATATCACTTAAACCCGACACTTTGTCGGTCTTCTTGATGTGGTTATTTTTTGACCAGTTATATTTTAACGTGGAGGTTTTATAGAACAGGACAAACAAACTCTGACCAATCCTAGTGAGTGACAGTAGCCTAGGCGTACCGCGAAGACCTTGTAGCAAGTGACAGTTGTCAGGAAGCAAGAGAGTGTGGAAAACGATACACCAAGTTCCCAGAACAAGAATAAAGTTCTGCTTCTCAAATATTAAAGAATAGAGGGGGACAGTCTCACAATAGTGGGATGCGTACTGTCAGCAAGTGTGTGCTTGCTCTGATGATGATTCAAAAGAATCGAAACAGTAACTTTTAACAATACCGAAAGGTAGGAGAAAAAATGAAAAAATATACAGCAAGAAAAATGCGTGCAGGAGAATACATCTATAGAGACTTTAATATTTTCAGTCAAAATAGTTATGGGTGGATTGCGGGAAGTCAGTCTTTGGATGACTTTGACTTTGTCGGGACTTTCAAAACAAAGAGAGAAGCAAAAGCTTGGGTTGATGAAATCTGGGAAACTGAATATTTTCTCAATGCGTTAAAAGATCGTAGAGAAGCAATCACAAAATATCACTTAGAGGAGGGTGATAGTTTATAAATTTGTCGGGGGTGGTTATGAGCTACCCCCCGCAAAAACTGTCAGCGAGTGTGTACTTGCTCTGATGACCCGAAAGGGCGAAGCATTCATTTATGCTTCGGGAACAAAAGTTCCGAAACAGTTAACTAAAACTTTTATTTTATTGTGGAGGTAAAACAATGAATGAAAAAAATATAAATGGGTCATCACCGAGTCAAACGCTCAAGATGATGCACGTTATGAAAAATGCTGATCAAACACCTTTGGTGTTGGGGTCAGTGGGTGTTGGTAAATCTGAGACGATTTATCAATTTGCGGAAAGCCTTGCTGAAGAGGAAGGTCTTTCAGTCAGTTGGGATAACTCGACTCCGAATTCAAAGGAGTTCGGTCTGGTTGATTTTAGACTGAGTCACTTTGAGACAGTAGACTTTGGTGGTCTGCCTTATATTCTGGACGGAGTTCAGAAGAGAGCGATGCTCGGAAATCTACCGACTTCAGGCAAGGGTCTGCTGTTCTTAGATGAGTTTGCACAGGCGGGTCAAGACCTTCAAGCAATCGCTTCTCAGTTGATCAAGGAGCGAAGACTGGGTGAATACGTCTTTCCCGAAGGTTGGAGTGTAGTGCTAGCGGGTAACCGACACAGCGACAGATCGTCAGCAAATAAAATTGTTGCTCATGGTATGGGTCGAGTTGGTGTCATCGAGTTTGAGTCTAATACTCAGGACTGGTTGAAGTGGGCTAGTGAAAATGGTGTTGATGAAAGACTTACAGCTTTCATTCAGTATCAGCCCCAGTTGCTAAATAATTTTGACCCCAAAATTGTTGAGCCTTCCGCGACTCCTCGAACAGTCACAAATCTGAGCAAGGTTTTAGCACAGAATCCTGATAAGGATATTATGCAGAATCTGATCTATGGTTTTGTGGGTCGTGAGTTCACCGCTGAGTTCATGGCATTTATTACCTTGATGCAGGATGTTCCTAATCTGCAAAAGGTTTTAGACGGAAAGAAAGTAGATACTCCCGAAGGTGTTGGTCTGCAATACGCGACAGCGGTTGCCCTGACTTCTGCCCTGAAAGAGTCAAGCGATAAAGATGTTGCTATACATTTTGGTAACGCTCTTGAATTTATCAAGACGTTTCAGACTGATGAGTTTGCAATATTTTTTATTCGCACAATGGTTGGAATGAATCCAGAGTTGAAAGAGACTTCGACTTATTCCGACTTTATTGTTGATCACCAAGACTTGCTGATCTAACAATTAATGGAGTTGGGCGGAGAATATATGACTGGAAATATATTCTTTGCCCTTCACCTAAAACTGATAATCGAGTGTGTACTCGGTCTGAATGATTACAAAAGTATGAAATCAGTTTTTAACTTTTAACTATCTATGGAGGTAACTATGGATAACAAACAATCGGTGTTGCAAGAAATTGCGACTTTAATTCACGTACACAAATCTATGCCTAGCGGTATCAAGGTTGATCGCATGATCAGTTCTGATGTTGCTAATCAATACGATTCGTACAGGGAGCATATCAAGGTAGACAAAAAGATTTATTCTTTTGATATCAATAAGCATATGAGGAGCATGTACAACACGTTCTTTAATGCTCACGTAAGACCTTACGTATATCCTTGGAGTGACGGACATAATAGTAAGTCAGTTTATTACTTGCTACCCAATAAACACTTTGAGACTGTTCAGCAGTCAATCAACGATTTTCAAGTTCAATGGGACAGAGAAGTCGAATGGTTTATGGGTCAGTATGAAACTATTGTCGAGGAATCAAAAAGTTTACTCGGCAAAGCTTACAAAGAGTCTGACTATCTTGAGCCTTGGGAGATCAGAAACAAATTTGTTTTTGAGGTCAACATAAGACCGCTCCCTAATAACAGCGGTGATATTCGTGTCACTGCAAGTGCAAAGCAAAAAGAGCTAATCAAGAAACAATTAGAGGGGCAGTATCGTCACAACGAGAAAGTTCTTTTAGATGATGCAAAGGCAAATCTTGAGGAGTCTTTGACTAGGGTTATAGATGCCATGAAAAACTACAAGCCAAAAGATAAGGGCGGGAAATTTTTCAAGGATGCTATGTTCGATAAACTTAGAGAAGATAATGACAGGGCTAGAGTTTTGAATGATGACGTTTACCAATCAGAAGAATTGGCTGAGTCTATTCAAGATATTGATGCCCTTTTAGCGGGCATTAATTCAGTTGATTCTCTTAGAGATAAGACTGAGTTAGGTGAAAGCAAAAGAAAGAAAGTTCTAGAAGAAGCGGAGTCTTCAAAGAGTTCGCTCAACAAGAATTTACTTTCCAATGTCTTCGGAAATGGAGGTGACAAGTGAGTACATACAAAGGTAACTTACAGGGTCAGACGTTGTTTCATAATCCAAAATATTCTGCGAAGGATGTTATGTCTAAGGCAAAGTCTCAGCTAATCGAATCTTCGGTTGGTATTGCGGGGATGCTTTTACAGTTGGAGTTGATCGAAGATAATTCTTTCGACACCATGGCAACAGACGGCAAGGTCATTATATTTAATAGTGGCTTTGTCTTGTCTCTTCCAATGGATAAGATCAAGGCGGTAATTATTCACGAAGTCTTGCATTGTGTTTGGGGTCATCATTTCAGAATGGGCAGACGAAATGCAAAGCTTTGGAATATTGCCACTGACTATGCGATTAACAATTACATACATTATGTTCTGCGTTTACCTCTACCCGAAGGCGGGATATGGGATGACAAATTTGGTACGGATAGTGCTGAAAAAATATACGCTAATCTAATGGATGATGATGAATCCCTTCAGGATATGATCGATAAATCTAGCGGTGAGTCTGGTGACAATTCCGACAGTGAGTCTGGTCAGGGCGAAGGCGAGGGCGAGGGCGAGGGTGAAGGCGAAGGCGAAGGAGAAGATGAAAACAGCGGTGATGAAGAAAATATTACTGGTCAAGGGTCTTCTTCTGAGTCTGGTGACGTTAGACCAAACCCACAAGATGCTACTGGTGGCAAGAGTCAGAGTGGCAAAGTTAATCTAGATGATCTTCCAGTGAATGCGGGTGCAATTATGCCCGCTACTACTGATGAGGGGAAACCTTTGTCTGAGGATGAGGTTAAGGAACAGATGACTGTTCTGGATGCTCAAATAATGGTTGCTCAAAAACTAGAGAAAGCTATTGGCAGTGGCGAGGGTACAGATTATCTTGGTGGCAGGACTGCTGAGATAACTCAGGTCTCTGTGAGTTGGGAGGATGAAATGGCGGACTTTCTTTCATCGACTAAATCTGACTCTAACTCATGGTCTCGACTCAATCGAAGACATCAACATCGAGGTATCAATCTTCCTTCTAAGAAGAACGAGCCTTCTATCAAAAAGGTAGCGATGATGATTGACGTGTCTGGGTCTACTGCCCATGAGAGAGATGACTATGTCACTAATGCCATGGACTTGTTCGAGCAGTACGAAGTAGAAATGCTTTCAGTCAATCGATTCGCTAGCATAGCGTTACGTAATGCTAATGGCGAATACTGGGAGACTTGGGATACTACTCAGGGTGATGATCTTCCTGACAAGGATGAGTTCCCCAGTGCGGGTAATGGTGGGACTGAGTTTACTCCCCCCTTCAATGCCTTTCACCAGAAGTTAGAGGACAAAGATGACTACGATGCAATCATTGTTTTCACTGACGGGTGGGGAGAGGTTAACCCAGAGGTTGAGCCTGACGTTCCAGTCTTGTGGATATGTTCTGAAGAGTCTTCGTACTCTGAATCCCTTCCCTTTGGAAAGGTTGTTTACATGAACAAGTAAACCAAAGCGACTCTAAGATCGAGTGATATTCGGAGGTATCTGAGTATCACTTGCTCTTAGTTTTGCTCTTATAAGCGATGTATGGAGGTCGAATTCGTGCAAACCGATAGCAAAATGTGTGTTTTGCCTGATGAACGCGAGAGCGTACCCTTTCGGGGGTGATTCAAAAGAATCGAAATCGGTTAACTAAAACTTTAATTTTCGTGGAGGTAACTATGAAATTAATTACACAACAGATAGAGAAAAAACTATCTAAAAATAAAGGCGAAGGTACGGATAAACCTTATCTAAAATTATTCAATCCGACTGGGTCGGGTACTTGGTTGATCACTATGATTCAAGGTGATCTTATGTTCGGTCTCTGTGATCTTGGTATGGGGTATCCTGAGTTGGGGTATGTCAGTCTTAATGAGTTGAAGTCATTGACTTTACCTTTCGGTATGTCGATTGAAAGAGACTCAAGCTTTGAGCCAGAAATGTCTATCGAAGAATATTCTGACTTAGCTAGAGAAGAAGGGAGGATAGTTGCATGATTAAAGGAATAAATATATTTGATGATGAAAATATATCTGATGATGAAGTAATAAATATATCTGATGATTACAATATAACTATTGAGATCAAAGTATTTGATGAAGGATCAGGTTATTTTTTAACCAGTTACAATCATTTTGTTTTAGAAGATAAAACTGTTCATTTAATAATGGATGATGTTGCTGAACATACAAGTTATGGGACTTGCGAACATGCACATCTAAGAAGCAAGATAATAAACATAGAAGACGGAGAGGAGGAAGCATGAAGAAGTTATATGTGTTCAGTTACACAGTTATTGTTTATGAGGAGACTCAAGTTGAAGCTAAGTCTTATGACGAAGCGGTTGATATATTTTTATCAGGCGGTGGAGTCACAGATGTAGTTGATTCTAGTGGTGGGGATTGGGAATGTATTGAAAACCCTGATGTACTACAAGAGGAGGAAGCATGAATAAATTAATTACAATATTAGTTTCAATGTCCTTTGTACTATTACTATTCCTTGGCATTATCTATGCCGAGGGTATGGTACACCTTCATCAAGTGCCGAGAATCATTTACATATTTCCAATGGCGATGAGTTTTGTTTCTGGATTCTTGTTAGGTGTCCTTGCTCTAACAGATAGAGGTGGCAGAAGATGAAGACAATCAAAATCATTTTACAAGAAAGAATCTATCACGAGTACGAGGTCGAAGCTGATTCAATAGAAGAAGCAAGAGACAAAGTTATGTTCGGTATAGATTCAGGAGGTAGACCTACAGAAGAAGGCATAAAAAGAGTTAACTATGATGTTGACGAGTGTTCTTTTTACGATGAACATTACGAAGAAATATAAGGAGGAAAATAAATTAAAGGCAGTATCTACTTCGGTAGGTACTGCCTTTTTTTTTGGTTTAAAAATGTCAAGTTTTTTTAAATGCGGAACCGCATTATTAGAAATATTTACTGGTCATAGTTTCTATGCAGGTGGCAGGAGATAGTAAGTTTAAGTTGTGGATAACTTGTGGATAAGATATAATCTATTCAAGACTTTAAGACCTCCATGTCTGAAAGTTTTAGTTAAAAGTTTGGGAAGGGATAGTTACGATTTTCTATCCCTTCCCTTTTTTATTGATAGACCTTTAACTATTATGCTTACATAACACTATCTAAATGCTATAATCTGTACATGTTTGCTGTTATCCAACACACGTTTGAATTAGATATACCAGAGCCTAAGGTCAGGTCTTCACAGAAAAGTGTTGGTAGTTGGGTGCATAAGGTTTGGACTTTTGCAGAAGAAGATCAAGCTTTCTTATATGCCCTTTGGATAGTAGCTGAAGACCCCTTACTTAAACATAATAATGATTGGTTTGTGAAAGCACATGACTCCCTTATGGAGAATAATTTTTATGCTATAGGTAAAAATTCAGTTGCAATCACACAAGTAAGCGATGCTGAAGAAATAAGTCAAGCAGACTTAGATTCTTTGAAACCTAAAATACATTTAATAAATTAAACTGGAGAAGAATATGACACAGAAAAATCTGTATATAAGATGCGATGAAAAAACTTATAAGCTAGCACATGCTATGGCAAAGAAAGACAATCGCTCCTTGAATCGTGAGTTAATACACATCATTAATATGGTGGCAGAAGAAATGGATATCGTTATAGATGAGGAGGATAACCCCTTTGAAACTAACGAGAAGTATCTAGGTATTACACCAGACAATGCGGACTTGTACGTGCAAGAAGATGAAGATGATTATTCAGAATCAGTCTCTACTGAGAGTGGTTTACAAAAGCTTTCTGAAATAAGGAGATCGGACTCTGTTGATTAACGTACCAACATTCTAACAAGACGTTAGCACAAGCTATAACCGAATCAAGTTGTGACTCGTTAATCTTTCTAGGATTGGCAGTCATAACTTTCCAAAAAACTTTCTCTGTTTCATTACCACATTCTTTAACAATAACTCTTTGTGCTTGAGACAAGATACAGGCTTTAGTTCCGTCTGGAGAAAACTGTGACTGGTCAAATATTCTTTCCATTGAGCTTGGAGCTGTTGCAAAAGCTCCGCTTTGTGAAATTATAAATAAGTATTTATCACAGACGTTGTGTTGCTTTTCATTTATTTTTTCTTGGGTGTAAAGAATATCTATGATGTGTTGATCAAAGACAATAGCTCTTCCAACCTTCGTTCCGTCTACATTTCCTACGTGAACATCTTGTCGCTTATGAAGATAGGGATTACCAACATCATTTACGATTGTTAGCTCATCAGAAATCCCAATTGAAATTGTCTGCTGATCTTGTTTGTTCCTCATACCTACCATTACTCGGATTATAATTCAGCATAACACGACCAAGTTGTGAGTTCCAATACCACCTAGCCTTTGTACAATGTATCTCTACCCCGTCATCTGCCCTATGCACAGTCAAACCTACATCAGGTTTCGTACTCCAAGCCATTGACTTAGCAACATCAAGTAAAGTAGGCACAGTCTTGCCTGACTTATCCATTGGCTTACTTGGATGAGCAACGAAGATCAAAAGAATATCGTGTGCTTTTGCAAACTGTTGACAGAGGGTGAGCATTTCACTAACCATATCAGTTTCAAGGGCAAAGGTTTTCTCCGAGTGAATGAAATTGAAAGGGTCAATGCAAACAATTCTTGTACCATTTCTTTGGATAGAGTGCTTTGCTTTTTCTAAGACCGCAGTAATGGTAGGCAACCCACCATCCATATAATCCTGAAATAAAATGTGTTCGTTTATCCATGCTTGGGCTACATCTTTTTCCTCTTGACTCATTCTGACAGCCCCTACATGTTGTGGTTTATAGAAACTCTTACCAGTCAATATTTGTGCAAGCTGTATAGCATGGAGGGTAGGGGGCTTCTCAAATGAGGCGAAGCAAGTCTTCCAACCATACATTTTTCCTGCATTGACTACAATTTGATCTAAGAAAGCTGACTTGCCATGTCCTGCATAACCTGTCAGAACATACAGTTGACCAGTAGCCAAGGTCACAATCTTATCTAAAGCTTTTATGCCAGTAGATATTCCACTAGGCTCACCCTGTTCATAGAGAGATTGCCATTCATCATTGTAATGTTCGATACTATTTAATCCGTGAAGAGGAATCGGCTCTGCATTTAGTATCTGCTTTCTTACTTCAATGTCATTGGTGTTTAACAATAACTCATTGGCATCTTTGTAACCTTTGTAATCTACACGATAGCATTTTTCTTTACCCAGTCTTCTGCTGAGTTCATGCACTAAACAATCTCCCGCTTCATCACAATCACTAGCTAGAATTATCTTGCTGAATCCGTCTAATTTTTTCCTATCATTCCAAACGTATTTGAATCTTCCGTCTTCTGACGGGTCAACCTTTCCTTCTGAAATCTTATTCGGACTGCCATTCGGTACGCTATAAACTCTGATGTTATAATCCTTGAAGCTTTCTGCTATAGCGAGGGCATCCATTTCTCCCTCCGTTATAACGACTGTATCTTCTATAGTCTCTCGACTTTCTTTCTCAACATAGTTCCCCCATAACTTGCTAGATTTTCCATCCCACCAGAAATCCTTATCTCCATTTGCAGTTCTCCATTTGACTGCTTCATAATCTCCCCCCACTTCAGACTCTGAAGGGAAAGTAAAACCTATGACTGGTAAATGTTTTGTTTTGTTACGAGTGATCACGCCAAGATCATTGGCTACTTCTTTAGAGATACCTCTATTGGCTAGCCATTTGATTGCACCTTCTGATTCTTCATCAGATACTTTAATCGGTTTCTTTTTTTGTTCTTGGTTTGAAACTATCTTCATGTTCGGCTCTCCTGTATTTCTTGAAATTATTCCTTTGAGTTCACAATGAAAGCAGTGATAGATAATTTTCTCCCCGTCTATCTTCACGCTCAAAGGTGTATCGTTTTTATTTTTACGTCTGAGATTGCTACACTCAGGACACTTGATTTTGTATTGACCTTGTGCCAAAGAAGAAGTCTTCGGGTGGTTGTCAATGTGATATTTTATTTCTTTGCTTTGCATATTTCTCCATGTCGTTTATACTTACTATGTACTTACTAATATATATACTTACTAATAACTACTTCCTATATACCACCTAGTACCTACTGAAACTGTTCTCTAATAAGTTTATTAATCTCATTAGCCATTTTCTTTCTGGTAATTAATGGATAGTCCATTAGAAGATTTACCGCTTCCTCAACTGAATCAAAATCTACACCCAACTTAATAGATAATTTTTTAAAATCTTCCGACTTAAAATAAGTCTTTGCTCTATCTTGTTTCTTTGGGGATTTAGATGCTAGGTCTCTCACTGCTTGTTCAATAACTTTAATGTAAATAACCTTAGTAATCTTCATGGTCAATCAGCTTAACAAAATAAACGTACATGAGCAACACACATTATTTACACTTTTTTTACATATTTATATCCCTCTTTATAATTTCTGTGGTACACTCTTGGCATGGATTACACAATTCAAAAGAACATACCAATACCTAAACCGCTTAGAGGTAAACCTATTAAGTATGATTTACCTTTAGATGCTATGGTCGTTGGGGATTTTATACAGATTGATTTGCCTAAGAAAAAAATCGACAAAGAGATTAAGATAATAAGAAACTCTATCACTAGATTCAAAGCTAGAAGACTGGACACACAGTTTAAAGTTGTGAAGATGGATGAAGGTGTTGGCATTTGGAGAACTGAGTAACTACTTTTAACTAAATGTTTCATGTGAAACAAAACTAAACTGGAAATGGCTAAGTTAACTAATACAAAAAATCTACCGCAAGAGATTGTTCGATCTGTTCAATCCGATTCTTATTCCAAAGGTAAGTCTACAATCAGCACGACAGGATTAATTCAGTCACCCAGACAGAGAGTCTTAGCTAATGAGTTTGATGACAAGATTGTTGTTGATGTGTCTGATCAGATATGGAAACTTCTAGGCACAGCTACTCACTATGTAATGGAGAAAGCTAACGAAGGTCAAGAAGATATCATAGGTGAAGAAAGAATGTACGCTCAAGTAAACGGATGGACAATCAGTGGTCAGTTTGATTCGATGTCTATTAGAGATAAGACCTTGAGAGATTTAAAAGTAACTTCAGCATGGACAGTAATGAGAGCTAAGTCAGAAGGCAAAATAGAATGGGAGCAACAATTAAATATTTACGCTTGGCTATTCAAACAAAACAGAAAAGAAGAATTAAAAAAGCTAGAGATTATTACAGTCAATAGAGACTGGTCTCTTAGACAAAAGCAAAACTCAGGTGCAGATTATCCTGATTCAAATATCTCTGTCATACCTATCAAGATGTGGACAGAGCAAGAGCAAAAAGATTTCATCTATGAAAGAGTTAACCTCCACCAAGAAGCAGAGGGGGATTACTTAATATCAAGTGATCTTCCTTTGTGTACAGATGAGGAACGATGGAAGCAACCTGATTCTTACCGAGTCATTAAACCTAAAAGGGTTAGAGCCTTAAGGGTATTAGCGACAGAGAAAGAAGCAGAGGATTATATTAACAAGACCACAGACAACAAAGGTTTGACAATAGAGTTTGCAAAAGGCGAGAGTCGTAAGTGCAAGGACTATTGTGATGTCTCAGCTTTCTGTGATCAATACAAAAAGGAGATTGGAAATGACCAATAAAAAAGAACCAGACTACGCAGAGATATGGAGTACCCTTAGTGAGGTAGATGTCTCTGAATATGTCGAAGAGAAAATGAATCTCTCTTATCTTAGTTGGAGCAGAGCATGGTACTTGCTTCAATCAACGTACCCTCAAGCTACATATAGCTTCTCTAATCTAGTAAAGAATGAGGATGATACCTATGAAGTGGGATGTACGATAAGCATAGGCGAGTGTTCAAGGATGGCTATTTTGCCAGTCATGGATTACAAGATGAAGGCAGTTATTAATCCTGATACTAGACAAACAAATGATGCACGTATGAGGTGCTTCGTAAAAGCAATAGCTATGTTTGGACTAGGCATTAAGTTATACATGGGTATCTCAGATGATTTACCTGATGAGAAAAAGGACAAAGCTTCAGTTAAGAAAGAGCCAGTAAAAAAGAAAGCAGAGGTAGTTGATATAACACCAGATGTTGTTGCTGATATTCCTGACACTGAAGTATCAAGTGAGGATAAGTATTCTGAGAAGTGGGGAGAACTTTTTGTCGAAGGGCAATCAGCTTTGATAAGACAATTAGAAACGATCTCTCAACTGAGAGAGTTTTACAAGATCAACATGGAAAGAATAGCCATACTTGGCGAAAGGTATCCTGATAAAAGGGATGAATTAGATGCGATCTTTAAAAGCAGATCAAAAGAACTGGAGGAAAAATAAATGGATGAAGATAGAAAACAAAGTGATGGAGCGATCTACACTAATAACTACAAGAAGTCAGCACAACAACCTGACTGGACTGGAAAGATAACTTTAGATAGGGACTTGTTAAAAGACTTGGTGACTAGAGTTAAGGATGGTGAGGAAGCGGACATACGTGTCGCTCTATGGGATAGGACTAGTAAGAATGGGAATGAGTATAAGTATGCTCGTTTGGACTTGCCTATGAAACAAGAAACTAAAGTTGAGCCAAAGCCTGAACCTGAAAAGAAAGAAATTTCAGATGACGACCTGCCGTTCTAGAAAATATAACCAGTAATATATTTATGGAATTTGAATACAACAACAACTTGTCATACCAAGCTAACTTCAACAGTTGGTTTGGTATGAACACCAAAGAAAGAATTAACAACAAAGAAAAACCTATGACTTCAATCATAGCCAAACGAGAGTTTGCAGAAATGTACGGAGAGAAAGGTTTAACTGAACCAAAGTTTGGTTACGATATAAAAAAACTAAGGAGAAACAAATGACAGTAAAAAGTTATGATGGATACGATGAAATACTTGATGAGATAAAAGCTAGAGTGGACAAAGTCTCAGCTTCTTTTGATAGGTTTGGTATGGGAGATTTGGCTACTGGATTAGCAGATGACACAGCTAAATACAAAGACCTAAACATAACTAAATTTAATATAAGAGATATGAACCGAGCAATAACATGGGAGATAGAAAGCCTAAGAACTGAGATCGACAACATCATCGAAGGTAGATTTGCGATGATGGGAGAGGAGTTAGAAAGTGAAGAGTCTTAATTATTATTTGGTCAAAGACCTGTGCCGAGATGGCAATTACGAACATAGAGATCATTCGGTCTTGGCTACCTACATGGAAGAAGCAGATGTTTTAAAAACTAATGAGGGTGGAGAAGAATATGTTTGGGAAAAAGCTTATTTGAATTGGCAATTCACAGTGGGTGGTAAGGTTTCGGAAGATGACTATGAAGGTTACTGGTCTGATTGTAGGAACGTAAGCATTGAATCAGTCACCAAAATTCCAGAGACAGATGCCAAGGAGTTGTTTAGGATTCTTAATCATACTGATGTGCAACATAACTCAGAACTATTTTTTTATCACGAAGAGTTAGAAACAATTATAGAGTGGCACGAGAAAGGAATTCTCATCGAAGAGGATGGAACATTCAGGAAGGCACAATAAATGAGTGACGAGATACAGGAGAATTGGCAACACGAGATCAGGAACTTAGTGCCTTTGATTGAGCAAGCCATGTATCAAGTGCATGAGAAGGATGCTGACGTTAAGAAGCTGTTAGCTACTTTAAAGTTACAAGCTATGGACAAAGGAATTAAAACCAATAGCGGACAAGAAACTTTTGCTGAAGCTTCAGAAGAATTGCACAAGGCTAGACTGAAGGTTGGAGTTGCAAAGGGTACGCTTGAAGCTATTAGAGTACAGCTAAGAAGTTTAGAAATAGGTTATGAAGTTTGGAGAACTAGAGAAGTTTCTCAAAGAAAAGAACAAGCACGATATGGTGCTTGAGAAAACCATGACTGGTTAAATATTTTATAGGAGGATCGGTGAAATTTGAAATAGAAGCAAAAAGAACAAGAGTTTTAATGGAAAACATAAAAGGCACAATAGACATATCAAAAAAAGAAGTAATGCGAGTAACAGATTGCCCAAGTGTTGAAGATGGAGATTCAACAGCTTGGTATTCTTACGTTGAAGAAGCTGTAGAACTAGGTGCTAATTTTAAATTAGATATAAAAGTTAAAGGTGGGCAACTACAAGGCGAAGCTG